GTCCAGGTTCCAGTCGTTTGAGACGTACCAAGAGCAATGTTCTGAGTGGTGGCAGACATCGTGACAGCAGTCGAGATCCCCACTGCCCCAGTCGAATCCGCAATCGTGATGGCGGCAGTGCTATCGTTGGCTTTGATGTTCGTAACCTGCAAATTAGTAGCAGTCACCAAAGGCGTCAAAACAGACGTATCACAGTACAGCGTCCGCCAGCTCTTAGCGGTTGATCCAAGGTCACGAGCGTTGTCCGTGGATGGCAAAAGATCTGAGGCAAACTGAGCCGTAACGGTAACCGTGTCGGTGTTTGCGTCACCAAGCGTCGTATTCCCATCGACCGTTAAATTGCCAGAGATGTGTCCGTTAACGATAGTCGTTACGCAAGCATTGACGTTAGTCCCATCACAGAACAAAAACGCCGTGTCTCCAGCCGGAACCGCAACGCCAGTACCAGCAGCGGTTTTGAGTGTCACCGCATATGCAGCGCCGTTCTTAAGCACATACAGTTTCGAAGCAGCTGGGCAAATAATCTCACCCGAAGCGGTTAGCGCAGTACCGCCAGCCCCTGTAGCAGCGACCAACATTGCACAGCGAGACTCAGAAGTCGTGCCGTCTGCAACCGTCAACGTGTGAGCGTTAGCCGTCCATGTGTTAATTGTAGAAAGCCCAGCAATCGCCTGCTCCACCATTGACGTGATGTTGTTATTGACCACATCACCCCACGTACCGGACAACTCACCAGTGACCGGAAGGGCAAGCTTAAGAATCGAAGTGTATTGAGTTGCCATGATCTATCCTATGCTGCTATCTGTTGCCAGTTAGCTGTCTGTGCGTCGTTAACCGCGCTCCAGCCAGAAGTTTGACTATCGTTGATAATTTGCCAGCTCACTGAAACAGGCCCGGACACTGCGCTCCATCCAGCGGTTTGCGCGTCACTGATATTCTGCCAGTTTGCAACCTGAGAGTCATCAATCAGCCCCCAGACATTAACTTGGCCTACGACCCCAGTAGCTTGAACACCTGTAGCTAAGGCAACCGCGCCCGCAGTGACAACAACAGTGCCTACAGCGCCTGAAGCGCTAACACCGGTAACAGGTACGAGAGCATTAGCAGCTACTACCACAGTGCCTACAGCGCCTGTAGCTTGAACACCCGTAGCTAAAACAACAGCCGTGCCTGTAACGGTGACGGTCCCAACCGCACCGGTAGCTTGAACACCTGTAACTGGTACAACTGCGCTAGCAGCTACAACAACTGTGCCTACAGCACCTGTGGCTTGAACACCTGTAACGGGGACAACTGCAGCTGCAGTAACTGTGACGGTGCCAACAAAACCTGTGGCCTGAACGCCCGTGGCAAGAACTACGGCCCCCGCAGTAATAACTACGGTACCAACTTCGCCAGTAGCCTGAACACCTGTGACGGGGACAACTGCGCTAGCAGCTACAACAACTGTGCCTACAAACCCCTGCGCAGTAACATCTGAATGGCCGACACCCCACCCTTGCTGCCCCCAGCCAACGCCAGAGGCAGACCAACCTTCAAAGGCTACAATTGCATCGGCCACCTAACACCCATTAAGCAATACGAAGCAATGCGTTAGACGCATCATTGGTGGGCATCTGAACAGTAAAGTCACCATTCGTTGAAGTTTTGTCCCCACCAAAATCAAGAACCGCAATAGCTTTGTTAGATTTGCTTGAGTTGTAGATTAACGCGCCACGCGCCGTGATGGTCGAAGCTGCCCACGTCGTATCACTAAAGTCAACATAAGCAGTCGTACCTGAAAGGCTTACTGACGCACCAGTAAGCGTATTGCCGCCGGTGGTGTAGCCATTACCGTTAGCCACTTCGTCGGAAGTCGTATACGCCGTCGTGCTTGCGCCAAGAGTTGCAGCGCTTGTGTACAGCGCAATCTTAATGACGTCTGTGTCCAAGTCATGCTCGCCCAAAAAGAGCTGCTGCTTGAACGACGAGCACATAGCCTGAGAGATAGCCATTTTTTACCCCTTATTTGACAGGTACACGAACCTGCCCAGAACGATACGTATCTTGACGTAGTTTTCCATCGCCAAGGTTCTTCAATAACATCAACGACTCAGCAAACATAGACTGGTACAACGCAACCATATCCTGTTCGCCCTTCATAAATCGTATGGCTTCAACCAACGTACCGTTCAACAGTGCGGAATCAAACTCGTCGCCAAGCCACGTAGTCCCAGCCGTCACAATACTTTCGGGGTAATACCCGTAATGAAGCTCCGTGCTGTACGTCAAGTTTGGAGTTGGACCAACAATGAACGCGGAGTCATCAAAGATTGCATAGTGCTTGGGACGCCCACGAGGGGGCGTAGTGGTGTTAGATACTTGGCCGGAAAACGGATAGGCTTCACGAATGAAGTTTACGTCTTTATCAATCAGGTAGTAATACCGGTTATCGGTATCAATAACAGCCATGGAATACACGTACAAAAAATCTGTTGGGATCTGAAGGTATGGATTCCCAATTGTCATAGTCCCTGTCACGTTTTTACGCAACGCCGGGATTTGAACAGCGTTGTAGATCTTCTGTTCAGCTTGTTCAGTAAACATAGCAAGCGTCGCATCTGTGAACTCATTCTCACAGATGTCTTTGACGTTTGTTTTTAGATCAGCGTAGTTCATTGCTTACGCCATCGGCCCGCGAGCCATCACACCCTTAGTAGCAGCGCCAGTTCCACGAATCTTGATGCCCGTAGTTTTTACGTCTTTCTCAGGATAGCCTGAGTTTTTGAGGTCTACCTTGGGTGCCGGAGTTGGCTGCATTTTAGTAGGTTTCTTATTCATGTTAACTGCCCCGACCAGATTTCTTGTATGTAAACGAAGATTTCTTCTGATTGGCAACTTTAGCCAAATTACGACCGAGCTGCTTCATCTGAAGATTGGTTTTACCGCCCTTAGCAAACGTCGGCGTCTTACCAGGGTGCATGGCCTTCTCATGCTTGCGAACTGCTGCTTTGCCTTCCATGATAAATCCTTAAGAAGTGACTATCGTTACTGTACCAACTTGGCCCACTGCAACCAAGTCATTTGGCGTAAGGGGCGCATCAAAGCTACGAGAACCACCTACCGGGTTCCAACCCCACTGAATCTGCCTACTACCCAACCCAAGACTTCCGTCCTCCAAGACTCCAGAAGTTACATACGTCGTATCTCTTCTTGGATTCCTAAGTGCCTGCGGGTCATCAACTGGGTACATCCCCAACTGCAACTGAGGATGATCGGGGTCCCAACATTCATTACAAACCAGTATGTTGACACGCTTGGTCTTAATAATCAGTTCTTTTAGATTGCGCAGGCGAAACCGAAAGCCACAACGATCACACATCGCAATGGCAATCTTGCCTGACGCATATCTATTCCCCATTACGCCGCACCGCCAATGAACTGGCGGCGAGGTACAAACCGTACAGCAGCTTTCTCTCGATCCTCGCCCGCTGCTAAATTGAACTGCTCATCATATGCCGCCTTTAGCATATCTACCCTAGGCGCTAACTCAGGCACCTTCATAGCAATGTGATACGCAAGCCCCGCTACCACACATGGCAAGAACCTAAAGTTCATGTCAGCAATCTCGATCCCCGCCCCCGCATCCTGCACACGGCGAAGTCTCCAGTACACAAACTGATAAGTCGTGCTGTTATCTGGCGTAGGCCATACAGTTACTGCAGGTAGGTTTGGGTTGTAGATTGCAGCGCCAGTCGAATGAGATGCTGCAGTTGTCCCGTTTTGTCCACGAAATACACCACCTAATACGTTGCCGTTTAGGTAGCCGTAGTAAATGTCTTCTGAATCAATCCTGATGAAGCCCGCAGAAGGTAGCCCCGCTGTTGACGACAACGTGATTGTCGTTGTGTTTGACGAGTTAATAGAGCCATTGAGCGTAGCTCCGGTCGGTGCTACCTGACCTGATAGCCTTTGTACCCACACTTGAATGGGCCTTGCCTGCTGAAGCTTATTGGGGATCGTAGCGTAGGTAGAGACGCTAATCCGGGTGATGGTCAGGTCCGCCTGCGTTGAAGCAGTATTCTGCCCAGTGCGTATAACGTGATCTAGCAGATCAATGGTGTCCAAAGGAAGCGCATAAGTGTTCAAACCGGGTGTCAGGGTTAGTGTGCCCTGATCAAACGTCCACATATTCAAACCACGATTCTGCCACTCGATGGTCATCAAGTTCATGGACCGTCGGGCCGTACGCAAATCATAGCCCGAACGCATTTCGCGGCCAGCACGCTCCCAGGCTTCCTCGGCAA